CTATCAAGACTGAGGACAGCAACGGTAACGCTATCACAGCTAAGGTTGGTAACGGGTCTAAAGGGATTGCACTGCTCAAGCCTTATGAGTATTCATACAAAGGCAAGAAGGGTGTAGGAATTGGGATTAACAAGCTAATCGTCACAGATCTAGTAGTCTACGAAGGATCTGATGCCGTTGAAACCGCTGACGATGTTCTCTAAGAAAGGAAAGAAGATGACAACAAAGAAATTAACAGCACCTACACCTAAGTTTAATGTGAAGGTATCACCAGTAGAGTCTGTGTTTGAAGTAGAGGTTGACGGATTACCTGCCTCATTCTGGGGAGGAGAATGCTTTAAGTTTTCTGTGTCCTCTGATGGCTCTGTCACTATCAATGACAACGAGTTCTCCAGTAAGAAGCAGGCAGCACAGGCACTCGAAGCTATGGCTACGTTTCTGAAGAAGTAATGTTAGCACTCATCGATGCCGACATTGTATGCTACCGAATCGGATTCGCTTCCGAAGAAGTTAGCGACAAGATTTGCTTGGCACGATGTGCTGAGTTCATGGAAGAGCTGGTGATGAAACCCTATGTAGGAGACTACCAAGGGTATCTCACAGGTAAGAAGAACTATAGGACTGACATAGCAGTAACCGCGCCTTACAAGGGAAACCGTACCGCAGCCAAACCCAAACACTACGGGCTGATTCGAGAGTACCTTGAGAAGGCGTGGGGTTGTATCGTAGTAGAAGGACAAGAGGCTGATGACGCTATCGGTATCAAGGCTTATGAGATTGGAGACATTGAGGAATATATCGTCATGTCTATCGATAAAGACCTTGACATGATTCGTGGTTGGCATTATAATTTTATTAAGGATAAGAAGTACCTAATCGATGACCAACAAGCTATCAGACATTTCTATACGCAGCTATTGACTGGCGATAGGGTTGATAACATTGTTGGCATTCGAGGTGTAGGTCCAAAGAAAGCTGAGAAGATTCTTCAGGACTGTCTCACTGAGGCCGATATGTATAAAGCAGTATTGGAAGCATACGACAACGATGATAAACGAGTACTGGAGAATGGACAATTGTTATGGATACGAAGAGACGAAAACCAGATTTGGTCACCTGCCCTTTGCAGTACATCCAATGGGTTGACGCAGTAGCAGATGTGGAATGGCAAGAAGATGTTAAAGCAGAAGTTCACCTCTGTCACAGCATTGGTTGGATTATTGACGAAACAGATGACGCACTGTGCATCGCTAATACAGTCTCTATGGACAACAGCAATGCCCGTATGCATCTACCTAAGCAGTGGATTAAAGTAAGAAAGGACATAACACTTGAAACCGAGCAGCGCCAAGTCCAAAGGAAGACACCTGCAAAAGTGGGTAAGAGATCTAATACTAGCCAAGTTCAATCTGGAGGCAGACGATGTTCGCTCAGTTAGTATGGGTGTCTCCGGGGAGGACCTGTTACTCAGTCCAGCAGCCAGACGGGTCTTGCCAATTAGTTTGGAATGCAAGTCCAGAGCAGCTATCTCAGTATACGGTTATTACGAACAAGCCAGAGGAAACGCAGGAGGATACGAGCCTGTTTGCATCATCAAACAAAACAGAGATAAGCCCCTGGCTGTGGTAGACGCAGAGTACTTTTTTGAACTATTAAGGAGCAAGCATGAGTAAAGTTTATCGATTCATTTATGATTCTGAGTTTGACACTGAGGAGCCTACAACATATCCAGAGGCTACGACTGTTAAGGCACGTCACTACTTTGCAGACTTCACTGCATGGCCTACGATTCTCCACGAGTTCTGTAAGTTCTTGGAGGCTACTGGCTACAACGGTGTGATGGAGCGTGTTGTTCTAAAAGATCCTTATGAGATGGAGAGGGATGGTTTGTTTGAGACTATTGGACCTAATCAGTACATTGCAACTGTGCATGAAGAGCCTTTAGACAACGAAGACAAGGACGCTAACTGATGACTGTTCATGCCATAATCCCCGACTGCCAAGTCAAGGACGGTGTTGATCTTAGTTATCTGACATGGGTAGGCAAGTATCTTGTAGAGAAGAAACCTGATGTGATTGTACAGATTGGGGACTTTGCAGATATGCCTAGCCTGTCTAGCTACGATGTTGGTAAGAAGTCCTTTGAAGGCAGACGGTACAAGACTGATATCGAAGTTACTAACAAAGCTATGGAGATGTTGTTAGCACCTATTAAGGAACATAATGAACGAGCAAAGAGAAACAAGGAACGACAGTACAAACCAAGAATGGTCCTCACTCTTGGAAATCATGAAGAAAGAATTTCCAGAGCTGTCGAAGGAGACCCTAAACTGGATGGAACTATTAGTCTCAGCGACCTTAACTACGAACATCATGGTTGGGAAGTTGTACCGTTCCTTGAACCTGTTGTTATTGATGGGGTTGTGTACGCTCATTATTTTACTTCTGGCGTTATGGGGCGTGCTGTAGCCTCTGCTGCGGCTCTCTTAGCTAAGAAGCATATGTCCTCAGTGATGGGCCATGTGCAGAACAGACAGATAGCCTACTCTAATCGTGCTGATGGTACGCAGATCACTGGCCTCTTTAGTGGCTGCTGCTACCTGCATGACGAGGACTATCTAGGTAGTCAAGGTAACAAGTACTGGCGAGGGATATGGCTGTTGCATGAGGTTACTAACGGCAGCTTCGATGAGATGCCAGTGTCTCTTAACTATTTAAGGAAGAAGTATGAGCATTGATAACGCAACACCTAATGACTGGTATGTGGCTTACCGCAAACACGCCGATGTCAAGACGCTAGATGACTATATCAAGACTAAGCAGATTGGAGGAGACCACTACAAGGGCACTAACATACAGTCTTGGGATGTCTTCCTTGACTGGGGCTTAGACCCTTGGGCCTGCAATGTAATCAAGTATGTGCAGCGTCATCGTAAGAAAGCAGGTAAGCAGGATCTTGAGAAGGCAAAGCACTACCTTGAATTTATGATAGACAACTACGATAAGATTGGTGGCAAGTATTATGATTGGAACACTAAAGATAAACTGGAGTGACGCAGATAGGGACTACAAGAAAGGGCAGAACCTAATCCGTAAAGGCGATTGGGCCAACGGGTTTAAACTGCACGAGCTTCGGTCCTTACCTGATGCCTTCTGGAATCCTAATGCTAAGTTCCCAGGAGTTAGAAGTAACTTCGATAGAGCTACAGTATGGATGCCGGGACAGAACATCAAGGGGCGCAGTGTTATCATCTGGTCAGAGGCTGGCTGGGGAGATATGATTCAGTTCTCTCGATTCATTCCTATGATCAAACAGCTAACCAACGAGGTCTTCTGTGTCTACCCTGACGAGATAGCACCACTTCTCCGAAGGGTGGATACTAAGTTAGAGTTTAGTAAGAACCCTCGTGACTGCCCCCCATCGTCCTACAGGATCAAGATGATGTCTATGCCCTACCTGCTGATGGAGCATGGCCTGTTGCCTTCAGAGCCTGTTGAGCGGTGGTTTGGTGCAGAGGGTCTGTACCGTAACCCTGAGATAGTGGCTCCTAAGCGCAGCAAGCCCTTGGTAGGTATCTTTTATAATACTGATAACAAGTCTTGGAACATGGCTGCAAAGCAGATTCCTAAAGACGTAGTAGATGAGTTTGTTCTAAGACACCCTGAGTATGACTTTGTGTCCTTGCAGGTTGGGGAAGGGTTCCTAGATAGTTTTAAGTGGGTTGACACAGCAAATAAAATCCAGACACTAGATGCCGTTATATCTGTGGATTCTGCTATCGCCCACTGTTCTGCAAGTGTTGGGGTCAAGACTCTGAACCTAGTAGGTGACGAGAACATGGCCTGTTGGAGATGGTATCCTGTCGCTGAGAAGACCTACTGGTACGACAATATGACTACCGTATGGTGGGATCACTATGCTGACTGGGATGCTGGTCTAGAGAAGGCAGTTAGTTATCTGCCACAAGTAGTTAGTAAAAAGCGTAGCAAACCTAAGAAAAGTGTGGTATAATATATGGCCTTAACATTAGAAGAGATAAAGGAGCGAATGAAAAGATGGGATGAGTTAACGCTCATAGAGGAGTTGTCAATCCGTTCAGAGGATATAGTTGAAAGGTTTGATGACATTATTGAAGAAAAAGCAGACAGATTAGAGTCGCTAGTTAATTGGGAAGAATAATAGATATGGATTACTATCAACAGTTTATTGCAAAGAGTCGATACAGTCGGTTCCTGCCTGAGAAGAATCGCCGTGAACACTGGGAAGAATCAGTAGACCGATACTTTACCTTTATGTTTAATCACTTGGAAGAGAAGTACAAGTTCTCTCCTAACAATGACCTACGCCTAGAGCTTATCAGTGCTGTCAAGAACCTGGATGTTATGCCATCCATGAGGGCTATCATGACCGCAGGCAAGGCACTAGACCGTGACAACACTGCTGGTTATAACTGCAGCTATCTGCCTATCGATGACCCTAAAGCATTCGATGAGGCTATGTACATTCTCCTGTGTGGTACAGGTGTAGGCTTTTCTGTGGAGCATAAATATGTCGATCAATTACCTGAAGTCCCGGATCAGTTGTTTGATTCTCAGACTACTATTTCGGTTGCGGATTCAAAAGAAGGATGGGCCAAAGCACTACGCCAACTCATCGCTTTACTATATTCTGGGGAAGTTGCAAAATACGATCTTAATAGAATTCGACCTGCAGGAGCCAGACTCAAAACTTTTGGAGGACGTGCCTCTGGTCCCGGACCTTTGGATGAGCTTTTTAAGTTCACTATCGCCAAGTTCAGAGGAGCAGTGGGTAGAAAACTTACATCAATCGAATGTCATGATCTTCTCTGTAAAATCGGGGAAGTTGTTGTTGTCGGTGGAGTACGAAGGAGTGCAATGATCAGTCTGTCTGATCTCGAAGATGACCGTATGAGGAGCGCAAAGAGTGGAAACTGGTGGGAACACAATGCACAACGAGCACTTGCTAACAACAGCGCAGCTTACATTAATAAGCCAGATATTGGACAGTTTCTCCAAGAATGGACAAGCCTTTACAACAGTCACTCTGGAGAGCGAGGAATCTTCTCACGAGAGGCAAGTCAAAGTCAAGCTGCAAAGAACGGCAGACGTAATCAGGATTATGACTTCGGAACTAATCCCTGTAGCGAAATCATACTACGACCCTATCAGTTCTGTAACCTCACAGAAGTCGTTGTACGGGCCGAGGATACCGTTGCAGACTTGGCTAACAAAGTACGCATCGCCACAATCTTAGGCACGTTCCAGAGCACTCTAACGCACTTCCCATATCTTCGTAAGATTTGGCAGAAGAACACTGAGGAAGAGCGTCTCTTGGGTGTATCATTAACTGGTATCTTAGATAATCCTTGGATGGGGAGGGTCTGTGAAAGCACTACGCAATCTCTTGAATACTTACGTGATGTCTCCATTACTACCAACAATGAGTTTGCAACACGCTTGGGAATTCCTGTGTCTGCTGCGATTACTTGTGTCAAACCTAGCGGCACTGTGTCTCAACTTGTTAATTCTGCCTCTGGTATTCATACTAGACATAGTGAGTATTATGTTCGCCGTGTTCGTGGAGATAAGAAAGATCCTCTCACGAAATTCTTAACAGACTCAGGCATTCCTACAGAGGACTGTGTCATGAGACCAGATAGCACTGCTGTGTTTTCTTTCCCAGTGAAAGCACCAGAGTCTTCTCGTACTCGTGTGGACTTAACAGCTATGCAGCACCTTGATCTGTGGCTTATGTATCAGCGACACTGGTGTGAGCATAAACCATCTGTCACCATCTCTGTCAAGGAAGATGAGTGGATGGACGTAGGAGCGTGGGTGTGGAGGAACTTCGATGAGATTAGTGGTATCTCTTTCCTGCCTTGGGATGGAGGCTCTTATCGACAAGCACCTTACGAGGAGTGTACTAAAGAGCAGTACGAGGAGCTTCTTTCAAAGATGCCTACAGAGATTGTGTGGGATAATCTTAAGGAAGAAGAGGACAACGTAGAGGGAGCGCAGACCCTAGCCTGCGTAGCGGGGCATTGTGAAATATGATGATCGAACTAAACTTTATCTGTGGTATTATGTGTGGAGCAGAGTATGTACAAGACCCAGAGGAGGGAACAAACTACCTAGTGGTAGACTTCTTATTCCTCAGAGTTCTCTTCAGTTGGGACTAAGTACATAGCTCTCTCGTGCTTCCTGCGCTTAACTAGGCCGGGAAGCTCTTTACCACCTGCCTTGGTCCACGCAAGGAAAGCATCAGCAGCAGCTTCGTATTCGCCTCTGTTGTGCTTCATCCTTATCGTGGATCTTTGGAGGTTTCCCAGCCCCACATTGAAGCTAAAGCTAACCAAGGCATCAAAGCGACCTTGGGTAAGTCCTGTAGGGCATAGTCTAAGCACACCTCGCTCGAATGTAGCCAAGTCTTCTGCGAGGATTCTATCCACTTCAGCCATTGATAAAACTCTATCCCACCCATCAGGGATGCTAAGTCCTTTGCGTTCATTGAATGGTGTCCTTATGTGGTAAGGATCAATAACGTGCCCAACGCCAACAGTCCACAGTAGAGCAGGACAGCGATAGGGACGAAGTCGTACTCCTTCATCTTTCTTAATCCCTTCTATGCAGGAACTGCTTACTTTCACTTCTTGCCCCACTGACGAGAACCAAACCAGAAGGCAATGATTCCAGACAGCAAGGCCATCTCATCCTCAGAGAAGATGACATCAGTGGCTGCGATGAACTGCTCTACGTCCATGCTGCCTAGTCCACCACGCAGCAGGAAGTAAGTCAGGGCTATGTTAATCATCACTAACTCTAGGACAAAGATGAAGGTTACTGTTGGGCGTACTATCCCATTCAGGTTAACCACCCAGTTAGAGGCCCTAGACATAATAGCCTTGTCGTGGTCTAAAGCGGCGCTCTGGCGGTCTGCATCGGTCTGGAGGGCAATCTGGTCAGTCCTGATCTCCTCGACCTTCTGCTGGGCTAAGAAGCCCCTTTCAGCCAGGGCTAGCTCACGCTCAGTCTGCATCTGTGCAAGCTTTAACTCCTGAGCCTTGTCAGCCTTGTCTTGGAAGAAGCTAAGTACCTGGGGTAGGCCAGAGGCTAGGAAACCAACTGCTGAGGAAATAAGGGATAGCATAATAACTCCTTAAGGCTTATAGCCCATAACGTAGGCAAAACTAACTAGGATGAAAGCAGCCATAAAACAGTACCACTTGAGCAGTGCAAGCTTCTTTATATCTCTACCAAACTCATCAGTTAAATCCTTGTTGTCCTTAAGGATTCTCTGCTGGATAACTTCTACCTCAGCCCAAGCAGTCTGACCATGCTTCTCGATGATGTCCTGCTTTAGTTCGTCTTGTAGCTTCTTGATTTCATATACTCCTCGCCACTCCTCGACAGCAGAGAAGACAGAAGTATCAGATGGTCTCTGTTTCTGCTTACGGCGGTAGGCATCTCTGGCTCGGATCTCAGACTTACCAAGGTCTTGAATGTCCTTAGTAACAGCCTCTATCTCCTTACCTACGGCTAAAGCTTCTCTAATGCCAGAGACAGCAGCCTTGGCAGCTTGTGTTACTGGTTCACTCATGGATTACTCCATTGGGGTTATCGGCTGTCCTACGGTCTGTACTGCGACCACACGCTGTAGAAAGTCTTGTATGTCTGGTGGTAGTTTCTTATATATTGCTGTTATAGCCTTAGCCGAATTAGGCTGTTGCATAAAGATGGCAAGTTGATTAGTATCTAAGAATAACTCAGAAGCCCTCTGCCTAATCTCATTTTGAGCATTCTTATTAAGTGCTCTTAACAAAAAGTTACCAATAGCAGCAGTACGGCTTAAGAGTTGCGGTAATTCTGGAGTTTCAACCTCATCCATTCCTGATATCTTAGCTTTACCCATCAATCTACCTGCTTTAGCACTACGCTGTAAATCTGCTAAAACAGAATTCATAGCCTTTCTTTCTGATTCAGATAAAATCTCCCCAGCGGTCTCATATCTAGCACCACCTGTTGCTCTCTTAATAGTAGAAGCAGCATTTTGAACCGCTGTTGCAAAAGCACCTGCTCTTTCCGTATCTCTAAGGGAAGTACGAAGTTTCTCAGCCAAAGCTTGACCAATCTCCATACGATTAATCTTTTCAGAATAATCGGTATAGTTTTTAAGATAGTCTTTCCACTTGACTCCACCAGCAGACTCGATAGCATTGTCCATAGACTTCCTAATAGAAATCTCTAAACCAGCCAATTGTTGAGTAACTGGTGACTTAGCTTCATCTGCAAATTTTTTAATATCTGTTGCAAGTTCTTTACGAATAGTATATAAGTCTCTAGAGTCTATAACTCCGTTAGGTGAAGCATTTTTAATAAGTTTATCTTGCAGACTTAAAAGACTTTTTTCTGCTATCTCTGATCGCTGCCCAGGAGTTTTTAGGATGTTGCCAATTTTATCCAATAAAGGATTAATCTTTAGAGCGTAAAAACCCTCGTCTTCTAAACTTTGAAGTTGTAACTTTTTGAAGTTAACTTCAGCAAGCCGTTGAGAAGCAATATCACCAGCCTCTTTTGAGGCATCAATGGCTTCTGCGGCTCTATCAATATTTGGACGATAGCGGCTAGAAACTCTAGGAAGCCCAGGAACTGGCGTAAAAGGTTGTTGTGCTAACACACCTTGTTCAGCAGCCCTTCCTTGCATTTGCCCTTCTAACTGCCTTGCCTGTATCCTGCTTAGTTCACGAGCAGCAATATCAGCCTCTAAACCAGGAGCTATCTGACCAGCAATATTAGCCTGCTCTAAAGCCTCTTGACGCATAGGAGCAGTTCTAGCTTCTCTTAATGCCCTCATCATTGGAGCAGCAGTCTCGTCTGCCCCTAGAGCAGCTAATCGAGCAGCTTCTTGTTCTGCCTCACGAACAGCAAACAACGGAGCAGTCCCTGCTAACTGATCTGTTTCTAATTGCCTTTGAAAAGCAGCTAGCCCAGTTGCACCTGGAACCTCAGCAACAGCCTCTGCAGCGGTAGGACGAGACCCAGGAACTAATTCATCAGCATTACGAAGCGCAGTCATAACTTGATCACGCTCTGGACCAGATAGTTTATTTAAGAAGTTACGAAGAATTGTGTCACGGCCTTCTTGAGACATAGGACGAACAAACTCACGAAGGAAGTTTACTCCTCCTGTTACGCTTTGAATACCGCCTTCTAATAAACCACCCGTAACGGCTCCTAAACCTAATTGACGAATTTTCTCATCAGCAAATTCAACATCCGTTTCTAATACTGGTTGCAATACAGCACCAGCAGCACCAGCCCCTGCAGCCTGTCTAACCCTAGCAAGTCTTCCAGTGCCGCCGACAGCACGAACAGCAGCAGTACCCGCCATTAAAGGAGCAGGGCTAAGTATGTTACCTACTAAACGACCATACTCATAGTCTGTCTCGCCCATCTTAGTGCGTTTTGCTTGATAAGCTTCTTCTTCCTTAGTTACAAGCTTTCTTTGCTCTTCGCTTACTAATTGACGAACAGCATTGATAGGGTCCATTATAGCACCCCGCACAACCTGCCTAGTGAAAGGCTCAAACAAGTCAGAAATACTTGTAGGAGCAGGTCTTCCAGTTCTTGTCTGCATTTCTGGCTGTGGCGCAGCAGTTCCTCCTCCTAACTCCCCAGCAATTTCATCAATCTGTTCTTCTGTAAGAGGAGACTCGGTAGTAATTCGTTTTCCATTAATCGTGTAAGTAGGCATTCTAGTCCTCTACAGTATAAATAACACCGCCTCTAGTTGTTCTTGTGCGTGTTCCAGTAGCTTTTTCTGCTGGTTTTTTCTCTGTGCTAAATCTCTTCTCAGTTCCGTAGTCGGTATCAAAACCATAACGACTTTCGCTTCGTTTTAAGAACCTGTTAGCAGCTTCCGTAGCACGGTTCATCCAGTTACGCATAACATCAGGCGGTGCGTTATAACCAGGAAAATCTTTAATCATCTGGCCCATTTCTTTGTCTGATGAAGGTCCTTTTAATTTAGACAGGTTATTTAGAACACTTTGAATCTGGATGGCATTAATTTTAGTTTGAGCATTATAAGTATTTTTATTAGCTATCAAACCGCCTCCTGGTACAGTTGTCCAATCTGTGGCTGATCCAAAAGCATTTTTAATATCATCGTCAGTAACCTGCTCAAGTTTATAAATCAAATCAGATGTTGTATCGTGCTCTGCTTGAGCCGTTTCCATAGCTTTAGCCGTATATGTTTTACCTTCAGGAGACCTATAACGACCTACCTTGTCAAACTTACCGATACGAACTCCGTTATTATTAACACGAGCGCCTTGAGTATCTGTTTCTTCTGACGCTGTAATAGCTCTAATTCGAGCTGTCTCAGCTTGAGTCTTTGCAAGATCCGCTTTAGCTTTAGCTAAGTCAGCTTCTTGTTTAGCACTGCTATAGTTTTTATCTTTTACTATGTCGCTGTAACGAGTCAGTAAAGCCGTTCTTGTTGGGTCCTCTTCAGGCAACGCAAGGGCATCACGAAGGAGAAGTTCAGGATTGTTCTTGTAACGAGTGTCCTTGGCTGACTCTTCAGACAATACTAGTGCTCTTTCTGCTCTAGTTTCAGCTTTTGCTTGTTGAGTGTATTTAGCAGCATCTTGGGCTATTGTAAAAGATTCTTTAGCATATCCTTTACCAGCTAAATCAGATGAAATCTTCTTTAGAACAACAGGATCTGTTAAATCTTGTCCTTGGTATTGAGTTAAAATACCTTGGATATCCGTAGCCTTCTTAAGCATTGGGTCTTGAGCACCAAGGAGTGTATTAGCTCCCTGAACAGCTTGATTACCAAATCTAAGACTAGCCTGATACAGAGGAGCAAAGACACCAAACTCTTTACCAGCACCAGCTATCTCTCGTTCTTGTTGCTGTCTCCGTAGCTCTTGTACGTCTGCTATGGAAGGACCAAATAAAGTTTCAATCGCCATGATTACTCCTAATTAACCGTAAACACCAGGTTGGAAAGCTTGATCCCAAGTAGCTGCTTGAGGTGTAAATTGACCCATATACTGCCCAGTATCTCCGTACATTGCGTTAGTATTAACACCCATAGGAGAACTACCAGGACCCATCAGCTTATTAAACAAGTTCTCATAATTAACCTTAGACAAAGTATTTGCCATTGCTGACGGACCTACTAAGGAACCAGCAAGTCTAGTCTGTGCAGCATTCAAACCACCAGAGAGCAGAGTCTGACCAACATTAGCACCAGCAGTAGCACTACGACCACCCAATTGAGCACCGATATCCAGAGGTTGTTGTGCAGCTTGCTCAAGCAACTGAGACAGACCAAACTGTGACTGGAATGGTCCTAGAGCCTGAGTCTGTAATCCGTATTGAGTTCCTAACAGATTAGCACCAGTACCAAAGAGACCAGCACCAAAGCCAAGACGCTGTTGAGCAGCATTCTCAGCATTAGCAGCCAGTGCTAAGTCCTGTTGTCTACGAGCACCTGCCAGAGCAGCTAGTTCTGGTTGACCAGCAGCACCTACGTTCAGGCCAGCACGACCACGACCAAAGACAGAAGCAGCTAATCGTTGCTCTTCTTCCATCCTAGGCGCTCTTAGCAGGTCTTGCTGTTCTCTCATATACTGCTGTCTAGCAGCTTCAGGAGACGTAGCCAAATACTGAGAGCCTAGTCCAAAGAGACCTTGACCAGCCATGCCTAAAGGAGCACCCAAGGCTTGGGCTTGTTCTGCCTGTCCTAAGCTTGTTCCGTATAGGGCAGATAGCCTGTCTTGAAGAGCTTGTATCTCTGGGGATGCTGTGTAGCCTGCACTCGTTAGCCTTCCTTTTTTATTAAATCCAAACTGAGAAGTACCAAACCTAGTAGACATTCCTACTGGTCTAAACCTCTGCTCCTCGGCAGCCAACTGAGTCGCTGCCATTTGAGCATCAGCACTTGTTCTAGCTGCTTTTTCAGCAGACTTTCCAGACATATAAGAACCAAGTAAACTTGCCCCGGCGGCAATAAATGCAGGCATAATACTACTCCTTAATTAAAACTTCATCAATTTTATTAACATCTGTCTCATCCGTAGAATGAATACAGTACCAAACACAATCCTCTAATGCTAAGATACCATGATGTTTATTGGCTTTGATATTAAAACAGTAAGGTGCTTCAATATCAAAAACTTCATCATCTATTACAACCTTTACTTTGCCTTTAGCAAGTATAGACAGGTGATCATACTTGTGTTTATGTTGAATAAGTTGTGTTCCTTTTGGAAACAAACATTCCTTAGCGTATAAGTTATCTGAGAAATGATGTGTAATCATGTCTTCATAATGTAGCAAAGGGCATAGTACGGTGGTAGGTTAGCGCCTGTCCCTGAAGAACCTGCTGATGCAACCGTAGTCTGAACTGTAATTCCTGTTGTTGCTGTTGCAGTTGGATAATTGTTAATTGTTCCTGAAGAATCTGTGGGAGGATATGGCTCACTTCCCGGCGAACCCTGAACTTGTATGGTATGGGAGTGGCCCGGATCAGTAACAGCAGATGTAGCTGTGTGCGTATGTGCTACTACAGTAGAGTTTGCAGAACCACCAGTAGCACCTACAGTCACTACTCCACCAGAAGCAGAAATAGTAGTGCTTGCAAAAGCATCACCATTATTTAATGTGTATGTTCCTGCTCCTCCAGTGCCTGTTCCAAGTCCTGTAATTTGGATACCAAAGTCAATACCAGTACCAGTTAAGAACTGATTAACAGCAAGAGTTCCAGAAGCAACTGCTGAAACTCGTAGGATTGTAGAGTTAATAGTTAAGGTTGTACTTGCTAAAGTATAAGTACCAGTTAGACTAGCTGAGGTTTGTGTCTGGCTAATACTTACCGTATAAGTACCAATCCCGCCTGCTGGCC